ACATCCACGTCGAGCCGAGGCTCGCCGCCGAACCAGCGGGTGACGAACCGGTATAGCCCTGGCCGACCACCACACGGTTGCCCGCCGTGGTGTACAGGCCTCCGTCCCGGTCCTCCACAAGCTCCCAGGCAGCCAGGGTCGGGAGGAGGGTCGGGGGCACATGGATGACACCTGCGCCGTGATAGCAGGCGGCCAGGGCCGCTTCCATCTGGCCGAGCCCGTCGGCCGCGTCGGTCGTCGCACCACCGGTGGCCGCCGTGCTGGCCGCCGTCTGGAGGACGATCGTCTGTGCGCTGTTCGGATCATTGATCACGGTGTTTGCCGCGAGGTGTGGGAACACCGTCGTCTGGGCCGCTCCGCCCGTTGTCGTCTTTCCGGCGACGCCGGTCCAGAACGCCTTCTCCAGCTGGTAGTCACGCACCCGGGCCAGCTCCCGTTCGGCCAGCCCCTGAGCATCCGCCAGACCGACCGGGGAGCACTCGAACATCGCGTAACACGCGAAGGACGTCGCACCTCGGTTGGTCTGGGTGATGTTGGAGGTCATGGCCGCCTGGCCGGACGCCGGAGCACCACCGGAGCCGGTGACCGCGATGCACTCCTCGTACAGGGTGTTGCCGTCGCCGCACCGGTCGATCCACGTAATCCCGTTCTGCCAGTGGGAATCAGCAGACTCCGGCTTCTGCACCGCGTCCCAGAGACCGTACGGAAGCGGGGTGAAGTCCGGGCCGTCGACAACCAGCCGGGGTCCAGCCACGATTCACCGCCTTCCCTGTGATCGGCTCCGGGGAGGCGGTGAATCCTCCCCGGAACGTGAGGGCGACGATGATCAGACGCGGGCGATGTTCGGGGTGGTGACTGCGCCACCGACCTGGCCGGAGACGAAGAAGGCGCAGGTGTACTTACGAGCCGCGTGCCCCACCAGGGCGATCATGTGAGTTTCCTCTGCCCAGGCCGCTGTGAAGTCGTTCTCGGCGTTCAGGACGGAGTCACGGACCACACCCAGGTCGAGGGACATGCCCTGACCGTGGAGGAACGTACCAGCCGCATAGATCAGGAAGTTGACCGTAGCGGGCCAGTTCAGGGCCACTGTGGACGTACCGAACGCACTCGCACTCGGCGTACCGCGAACCTGGTAGTCCGAGACCCACTGGACCCGGACGTTGCGGTTGGCGAACCAGCTGTCGATCTGACCGTCCGAGATGTTCCACAGTGAGTCGGTGTCAGCTCCGGGCTTGTACGCGGAGTCGGCGCGCAGAACTTCCTTGACCCAGTACGGAATCACGACTTCGAGCACCGCGTCATCGCGCATGGCGTAGCGGTTGCGGTAGTCGACTGCCGCCAGGGCCACGGAGTTCATGATGCGGGGGACCGCAGGGTCGGTAACGACCACACCGATCGTATTCGCACCACCGGCCGCCGTGTCGATCAAAGAGATCAGACGGGCGTTGATCGCATGTGCGTAGGCCGCACGCAGAAGCTTCAGGAAGTTCTGCGTCTGCTCGGGGTACGCCGAGTCGGTCAGGTTGCCCGCCGTCAGGGTGAGACCATATGCCTCCAGCCGACCCGAGGAGAAGGTCGAGCAGGGCACCCGCAGGGTCGGCTTGTTGACTGCACCGGTGACGGTCAGGATGTCGTCGGACTCGGACCACAGCCACGGGTCGGAGGTGTTCGCGAAGCTGAACGCGAAGCCACCGAAGCCGGACGCCGGGTTGGAGCCACCGGCCTGGAAGAACACGTCACCGATGGCAGGGCTGACCGGCCACTGGAGACCACCGCGAGTGACGCCGACCGCCGGCAGATCGAGCGTGTACGCCGGAGCGTCCGCGATGTTGAAGAAGTCGTACATGATCGAGTTCGGCGCACACCAGCCACCACCGGCGGTGAGCGCGGGGAGCTTGTCCTCCCGGATGGCCTGAATCTGCTCCTGGAGCACGAAGGGGCTCGTACGGTCGTCCGCCGTGTGCTCGAACGTGTTCCGGATGCTGGCGACCTTGTGCCGGGGAGCCTCACGGCCCAGAGCCGTCGCAGGGATGTTGTTCGCCTTGTCCATGAACGCCTGGGACAGGGATTCGAGGCTCGGGAGTTCCTGCCCGTTGCCGGACGCGGTGATCGTGAGCTTCTCCTGGGGAGCAACCACCCTAGGGGCCACGGCTGCCGTCTGACCCAGCGAGGCCGTTGCCCGCTCGATCGCCTGCACGCTGCCGGTGCGCCGGTCGCCCATGATCTTGACCATGGCGTCCGTGACGCCGCGAGCGGCTGCCGCCGCGATCGCCTCGTCATGCTCCAGCTCGGTGCGGTGCACCGCCGCCTCTGCCTCGGGGGTTCCCTCGGCCGGACCCTCGATCGATTCCTTGATCTCCTTCATGGTCCGCTCGGCGGTGAGCTTCTCGGACGCCGCCTGCTGGTCGGCACGGACCTTGCGCGCGGACATCTCGGCCTTGATCTTGTTCAGGCCGTCCCGCAGCGTGAAGGCGTATGAGATCGCGTCCTGGGTGTAATTGCCGGGGCCCAGGTCGCTGACCTCCTGGAACGAGGCCAGTACACGATCATGGAGTTCCTGGAGTTCGGCGTCACCGAGCGGAATCAGATCACCCGGGACAGTGATGCGTTCGAGCGGCTCGGGCACTGTGACCTCCGAGGTGAGCCGGAAACTGACGATGATGTTGCTCGGCCGCAAAGTATCACCGAAATCTTCGCTCACCAAAGATCGTCGATCTTTCGTTCGGGCTGGTCAAAGCATGTGCAGGGGTCCCCGGACAGCACAGCGCCCCGTCCGGCGAACGAGGAGAAACACCGGACGAGGCGCTGATCAGGACCCCCGGACCGACCGGGGCGGGGGCCTGAGTCCTACTGCCCAGAACCGCCGATCGGGGGCGGGGGCGGGGGCGGAGGCGGAGGCAACTGGTTACACCCACACATGATCATTCACTCCCCTCGGTGTCCGGGACGAACATCTGCGCGTACAGATCGTCCATCACGATCTTATACGCCTGCTCGCGGGTGACCGACTCAGGCCGGTTGTGTGCGGTGCTCAGACGGCCCGCAGCGATGATCGCCTGGACCTGGCCACCGGCCACCCGGGCGCGCATGCGCGGGACCACGAACCCACCGACGTTGACACCGAGCAGGCCCACCAAGCGGTGCTTCCCGCCGATCGGACGCCAGTCGCCGGAGACCTCGCCGGACGCGCGGAGTTCGTGCACGAGCACGGGATCCGCGTTCGGCCGAATGGCACCCGCGACCCAGATGCCGTGGCTGTCGCTGCCGACCGCCACATCTGCGACCGCGTTGCCGGTGTTCTCGTAGTGCTCCTTCGCCGGACCACTGGCTGCGTACAGGTCGGCGTGGTTGGTCGTGACGGTGATCTGTCCGACCGGTACCCGGGTGCCGCTCGCCGTGACCACTTCGCCGGTGAGGAAGTACGGGAAGTCCTGCTCATGGGGTGCGGTGATGCACTGCCCGGCGAACCCGATGTGGCACACGTTCCACTGGGCGGCGTGGCCGTAGATCTGTCCCTCGTCCGTGACCTGGATCGTGGTCGGCATGGACAGCTGGGGGTTCTCGAACCATTCGGCCGGAGGCCGCCAGTCCGGCCCGCCATGGGCCACCAGGGCAGCGGTGAGCCGGTCGGCCGGACGCTCGGGCCTGGCCGGAGCCTCGGGGGCATTTGCCGGGGCCGCGCTCGCGACCATGGCGCCAGTCTCGTCCTCCACGGTGAGGTATGCCTCGATGAACGCCGGGATGTCGCACAGGGTGGCCGCGCGGATCCGGCCGCCGTGGTAGATCATCTTCTCCGGCTGGCCGAAGAGCATCTCCATGAGCTGATCCTCGTCGGAGCCTCCGGCCTCGTCCGGCCACACGAACTCCACGTCGGCGTTCGCCACGGAGTCCGCGTCGATCGAGACGCCGCGCAGGAATCCCTCCTTGACGCGCCGGTGGGCCTCGATCCCGTCGGGCTGTCCGAGATCGAACACGCCCTTACCGATGATCTTGTTGCCGTCCTTCCAGATCTTGTCGATCCGGCCGACGGCGACCGCCTTGGTTCGGGTCTCCCCGCCGTGGCTGTCCTCCTTGTTCCAGCGCAGGATCGCCTCACCCGGGGTGATGTCCCCCTCGGGGAAGGTCAGTGCGTCCGGCGCGAACTCCCGGCCGTCACCGGTTGTCTCGCCCTCGACCACGAGGACGCCCTCCCAGGCGGCCGTCTTCCCGGCCGCGCCGTCCTTCTTGACCGGCGTGCACTCGCCAGTGGCAGGGTCCATCTCCATGTTCGGAGGGCAGTCCTGCGGCATGTCGGCGAACGATTCGGGGCCCCAGATGATCAGGTCGTATCCGTCCTCCAGCGCGAACGCTGCCACTTCGTCATCCGTGGCCTTCAGATTCGAGGGCACCGGCTTGCCCAGAGAGTTGTAATGGCTGCGCAGGTGAGACTTGGCCCGGGAGACTGCCGCCGGGGAACGTCCGCCGAGCTGGCTCGCCCGGCCTGCCGCTGCCGCGAGACCCTGCTCGTTCAGTCCGCCGCCGGGGTCGTGGTGGGGGAGGAAGCAGCGTTCCTTGACCGTGCCATCACCGGTGTCGCAGGCGGCGCAGGCGGCCTTGTACTGCTCGTCGGTGAACCGGCTGGCGGATCCGTTCCATGCCGCCTCGATCACGTCCAGTGCAGTGAAATGGCTCGGGTCGGTGCAGTCCACGCCGTCCGGGCACCCGCTTTCGGACATCTGATCCATCGGCATGCACTTGCCCGACTTCGGATCCATCTTCATGTTCGGCGGGCAGTCACCTTCGGCGTACTTGCCCGGGTTCTCCTTGAGCCTCTTGTCCTTCTTGGTCCCCGGGTTCGGCTTGCCTCCCAGGGTCTCGGTCGCGGTACCCACGGCATTGCCTCCCTCAGCCGCGTACAGAGCGGCCATCTGCTTGTTCGCCTTCGCCTGTGTGGGGTGGCAGCCCTCCACCGACCCGTCACTGTCCTTGATCACCGCCCATGGCTTCGATGATCCGCATTCGCTGCTCTTCGCCACATGCCACGGCGTGGTGATCACCTCCACTGCTGCGCTGCCGACCTCACCTCGGTCCCAGACGGCGATCATTGTGCCACGGCACCGGCCGCCGCCCGCGCAGTTGGCGTACCCGCCGCCGCCGGAGGGGTAGGCGTTCTGAGCCTCGGACAGGGAATCGAACTCCGTGCCGTCGATCGCCTTGCAAGGTCCGCAGGTGTTGTTGTCGTTGATCTCCGTGGCCGTGTACTGACCCGGTGGGGCGACCTGGAGCACCGCCATCCGGCCCGTGTTCTGTGCCGCGCTCATGGCCGACCCGATGAACTCCCTGGGAGTGGTCGTGGAAAGATCCTTCAGGCCGTTGTCGACCAGGTCGGCCACTGTCCGGCCGCTGCGGTTGCTGCCCACGTAGGACATGACCCGGCGCGCGGCCGACTGCACGAGGTTGATCCCCAGGGACCGGGCGGTGACCCTGGCCACGGACGTCAGGACGTCCACGGCAGTGGACGCGGTGAGCGCCGTGCCGAGGTCCCACGGGGGCAC